CCTGTATTTATTATATATCATGACGTCCGGTGCCGTCACGTCCATGGTGGACCCCACGCGCCAAAGGCGCTTGTTTACATCCCGCCATGTTGGAAGGTCTATGTCATAGGAAATCGCATTGGCAAACATGCGCCCCATCTTAGCGTTGACCGCGGCTTTGATGTCTGCGCTTGGCGCGTCATCAACCGTGAAAATATGCGGACGAATGACGCCTTTTAAGTGCGGATTTTCTACCGTATGGCGTGCGCCACGCACCCCAACCTTAGCCGGGCGCCGTCCGGTAATATGGGAAAAATAACTTTGTGCATCGAAATTCGGCGTGACCGTGTGCAAAGGGGGCGCCCCTTGCACAAAAATGCCGTCCGGTTGGTCCGCGGCGGTCGGTTGCCAAAATAAGGTTTCCCCCAAAATAGTATTGGAAATCACAAAATTGCGTTGTTGTGCAAGGTCCGCAAGGAAGGCGCCGCAGGTTTGCCCGGAATCAAACCCAACCTTGGCAAATGCCGGACCCGGGTCACCCTGGAAAACAACCGGGATTCCATACCAACCGGACACGGTGTCCGCTATGGTCTGCAAATTACGATTGGTAAACTCTAAAGGAAACGCGCCCGCGGGCGGGGTGCAATCAAACAACACGCCGGACCGCGCATACCCGGTCAATGCCAAGGTTTTGGCGGTAGCCGTCAACGTGGGCAAAGGCACCAACACGGTGCCGTTGAAAAAAGTGAAACCGTTAATAAATACTTTTATACGCTTATAGGTGAATGGCTTAAATGTTTCTTGGAATCCCGGCGCGGATGACTCAAAAGGCGCCGTCAACGTAATTGTGGACGCCGTATCCAATCCCCCGGTCATTGTCACGGAATCCCAAAAGCGGAACCGTTCGCCGGCAATCTGGATCGACGTTTCATTTTCATTGTCCGCCGGCACTTGGGTGACAGATTCCAATGGCAACAACGGGTCAAATGGGACGGTTAAAATTGTACCACCGGTCAATGGTTCATAGGCGCCGGGGTTGGCGGCCACAATCAAATATGCCATTTCCGCCCGGCCGTATACGCGCCGCGCTATGGTTTCAAACGTGTCACCCTGTTTGACACTAAATGAAATAGACAATGCGCCGTCCCCTTGGAATTTCCAAAATTTCATCACCGGTCAATGCATTGGTATTGATTAGAAAATTCAACGTTTCATCCGTAATGTCCCCATACAATTCCGCGGCCAATTCATGCAATGACCGGGGGGCATCCAATATGATGGTGCGTTCCTGTTTTAATGAAAAGGAAATTTCAACCAAGAAACCCGCGGCCACGGCGACCGCTTCCTGCCATGCCTGATAAATTTCCCCGGTGTCTATTTCATCCAATGATTCCATGTTGTCATCCCACCAATCGGTGACATCAGATGACGTGTCCAAAATGATCTCCGCCGCGGTCAATGCCTGAATCTTTGTTTCAAACGTGGTGTTGACCACGGATTCAACTTGCCCCATCAAAGACGCCGTGGCAAACAATGCGCGAGTGTAAAAATCATTTGTGTTGCGGGCATCATTCCCCAATACCGCAACGGCATCATTGCCGGTTATTAGCCTGGTAATTATGGCACCATACCCGGCCAACCGGCCGGCGATATTCTGTACACCCGCCGCAAGCGTACCCACAAACTGCAACGTTTGCGCCACCAACGTCAATGGGTCACCAACTAGTAAATCAATGGATGACGTGATTGATGTGTAAATGTCATCAAACCGGGACCGGATGTTTTCGGATTGGTCCGCCACCGCGTCCGCCAATCCTGAGTTGGTTACGTCAAGTGCGCGGTTAAATTCATTTTTCAAACTGGATTCAAGGACCGGGTTATCAATGCGGTATAAAATAGTATATTGCGTTGGTGTAATATCCCGGTATGCATCCACGCTGGCAAGCACAATGGACGCCGGGTCCGTTTGCCCAACGGGGAAAAACAAATCAATAGTTTCAAAAAAAGTGACTTGAATCACGGATTGATTGGCCGCGGTTTTTAAATCATCCCTTTGGTTGATGTCGCCAAATGGGACCACGCGTTTGGTGCCATATAGTGGGTGTTCTAATGTACCGGTGCCACGTTCCAACAAAGCGGCTTCAAAGGCTTCCGCTTCCTTGTCATGGTTATCACCCCAAAAGAAAATGGTTAAAGGATACCGGCGCCCGGTGTGCCCGTTGTCTTGGACATAGGTTCCATTGGCATCCGGGAAATTAAATTCCGCCGTGCGCTTGGCAACGGTCTTGGAAACGTTTTCAAATTGCCACGGATACCGCACGCCCGCGGGGGATATGTATGCGCCTGGTTGTAACCTGTCATCCCACGGCATTTTAAAAATCCCCCGTTGGTTCAAGCACAACCGCAATGCGCCCTTTGGGCTTCCCGGTCAATGCCGCCGTAGTGCCCGCCGCCGGTGCAACCGTAACCGTGGCACTGGATGTTTCCCGCGTTTCCTGGATTGACCTGGCAATCCGTTCCGTGGGCGGTATCAATTGGGGCGCCGTGGCCTTGCGGTCCGGGTCTAACTTTTCACCGGTGACAGTGCGTTCCCCCAAACGTCCGCCCGTCACTGTATGCAAAACATTCCCAACACCCCGGGATACTTTGGCCGCGGCTTCAATAATACTAATCATTACTTCTAAAAGCACTTTCAATGCGGCAACTGCTACTTTTACAGCGCCTTTAACAACAGGTCCAACGGTATCCCAATTATCAATCAACGCCTTGACCATTAGTATGAGCCCGCCAAGCGGGCCGGTGGTAATTAACAGAATTGCCGCTTTGATGGGCCCCGGTAAAGAATTGAATGCACCAATCAACCGTAAAATCAAGGGTTTGAAACGTTCCCAAATTTCCGGAAGTTTGCGGCCAATAAACCCAACCACCTGCCCAACCACTTCCCCAAACTTTTGGAAAAAATCGGTCAAGGGTTTTAGCTCCGCGGGTGCCCCCTTAAAACGCGCCGTGATTTTATCCCAATTTTTCACAAGTAAAACAATGCCCGCCACCAATGTTGCCACACCAATCACAATCAAGCCCACGGGATTGGCGGCCGCAAGGGCATTAGTCACAACCAAAATGGCATTTAACGCCTTGATTGAAAGGACCGCAATGCCCAACCCCTTGGCAAAATTTAAAATTGTTTTGTGGTGTTTGGCCACAAACTTGATGAATTTTATGACGGTGTTGAAAAATTGGTCCACGCGGGTTGCAATCAAATCACGGTTGGCCGCAACCACGGTTTCAATCTTGCGGGCAAATCCGGTCAAACGCTTGATGGTCGCCTCTAAGGGTACCTGCATAGCGGAAAAGAAAGTCAATTTGATTGACTCGATGGATGAATTTAATTCCGCAATGGCACCTGCCGTTGTCAACCGCATGGTCTTGGCCATTTTCTTAGAACGTTCGTCCGAATCTTTAATGGCATTTGTGTATTTCAGTATCTTTTTTTCACCTTGGTCCAACACAATATTCATGCCCGCAACCGCACGTTTGCCAAATATGGTTGCAACCGCCGCAGTCCGCGCACGGGTGCCCATCTTCAATAACCCGGGCGCCAACTCACCAACAATTTGGGTCATTGTTTTCATGTCCCCGTTACCATCTTCAATTTTCACATTCAACTTATCCAGTATCGCGACTTGCTTTTTTGATGGAGCGGCCAAATTGATATATGCATTTTTCATAGTGGTGGCGGCCTTGGTGCCTTTGATACCTGCATTTGCCATAAGTCCGGCAAAAGATACTAATTCCTCCATGGACGCGCCGGCCGTTTTTGCAATCGGTGCGGAATCCTTTATGGTGTCAAACAAATCTTCCATGTTTGTATTGGCCGATGTGGTGACGGCCACCAACCTGTCATTCACACGGTTTAAATTTTTGACTTGCTGAATGGGGTCTTTTGTGGCCAAACCAAATGCACCCAAGGTGTCCGTGGCAATATCTGTGGCGCGGCCTAGATCAAGCTCCGCGGCCGTGGCAAGGTCAATAACACCCGGCAATGCGGCAATAGCTTGTTCCGCATCAAACCCCGCGAACGCTAAAAAATTCAAACCTTCCGCCGCGGCTTGACTTGTGAATTCTGTGGTGCGCCCGGCATCCCGCGCCGCCTTTTCCAATTCCTTGAATGCGTCAGTGCCCCGCTTAATCTCCGGGTTAAACTTTACCGCGGCCGCAAC